AAAGTTAAAGAAATATTAGTTAAAGGTGGCTTTATAAGTAATAATGCTATGTTAAATACTATAACAAAAAAAGATGAATACAGTGATAGATTAAAAAGTTTGTATGATTCTAGAAAAGCGTATGAAGACTTTATTGAACTAGAAATAGAAAGATTAAAAGTATCAGATATTCATTTAGCAGTGGCCTTTCTTAAAGAATATAAAAGAATGAAATGGAAAGAGATAGCTAAACAATTATCTTATTCAGAGAAACAAGTTAGAAGATATTATGATGAATATAAAGGAAAAACACCAAAAAATAATGAATTTTTTATAAATAAATGAATATAATATAAATATGTGTTGACACATACTTTTAAAAGTGATATACTTCAATCTAACAACCACCGTTTTATCTCAAAAAAACGGATAAAGAACCTAAAAATGGTTCTTTTTTTTTAACTTTTTTAAAAATGACCAGAAATGACCAGTTTAGATATGTTATAATGTGTATAATGGAATAAATAATATATTCCATTAACCCCTTTACTAATAACACTATCTTAAAGGTAGTGTATTAAACAATATACAATGGTCCGAATCCATTAGCTTCCGAAGTATTCAAACCTCAGGAGCCTAAAGATAATGATATGGCAGTGAAATATATTGTTTGATATAGTATCTATTAAGATATGCAAATCTTATATTATAGCGAAGATGTTGAAATAGACTATTTAACTTTGCAATAATTAATATAAGTAATTATAAGATACAACAAAGGTCTAAATGGCCCAGCAAGATACATTCGTGTATCTTTTTTTATATCGCAGGATAGTGCAAAGGAAGCATATTGGTGTCGTTAGCCAATAATGGCGGTTCAATTCCGTCTCCTGCAACCAAAATTTGTTTTCTTATTCGGGAGTATGATGAGTTCATTAAAAGCCTCCTTCTTTTTAAAATTAAAATCATACTTCTTAATAAGTAAATAAAAATGAATAGAAGATGGTGAGGTGACATGGGTAAATTAACAGATAAACAAAAAAAGAAAATCGTTGCAGATTTCACTATAAATCAAAATTATTTAGAAACTGCTAGAATCAATAAAGTAACAGATACTACTGTTAGACGGATTATAAAAAATAATCAAGATGTGTTGAAAAAAGTTGAAGAAAAAAAAGAAGAGAATACACTTGATATATTAGAATATATGGATAGTATCGCTAGTGAACAAAAAGAAGTTATAGATCTAACTTTAAAAAAGATGAAGCAAAAGTTAACGCGACCTAGAAGTGTTGATATGAACATTAAGGATTTAGGTACAACATACGGCATCATGTATGATAAAGCACTTAAATCTAAAGAACTAAAATTACGTAGTGCCGAATTAAATAAGAATAAACAAAATATAGAAGACTTAACAGTACTTGCTGATTTATTAGGGTTTGGTGATAAAGAACGCAAACAATAAAATGGCTACCATTTAGTAAAAAACATATAGATTATATTTTAAATACTAAAAACTGCAAAGCGAATGTTGGCGAAGGGGCAGTTCGTGCAGGTAAAACAATAGATAACTGTATTGCTTTTGCTCTTAATCTGGAATATACTACTGATAAAATTCATTTAGCCAGTGGATCTACACTTGCTAATGCTAAATTAAATATTGGTGAATGTAATGGATTCGGATTAGAACATCAATTTAAAGGCAGATGTCATTGGGGTAAATTTAAAGATAATGAAGCACTCTATATTCAAACTAAAACAGGTGAAAAAATAGTTATATTTGTTGGTGGAGGGAAAGCAGATAGTTATAAAAAAATACTAGGTAACTCGTACGGACTTTGGATAGCAACAGAAATAAATGAACATTATGATTGTGATGAATCTAAAGAATCGTTTATTAAAGTAGCATTTGCAAGACAACTAGCAAGTGATAATCCTAAATGGTTTTGGGATTTAAACCCTAGTAATCCATTAGCAGACATTTACACTAAATACATTGATTTGTGGGCTAAAAATGGTTTAATTGGTGGATATAATTATCAACATTTTACAATATTTGATAATGCGGCAATAACAGAACAAAGAAAAGAAGAAATAATAAGTCAGTATGATCCTAACAGTATTTGGTATCAAAGAGATATTCTTGGTAAACGTGTTGTTGCTGAAGGATTAATATATCGTGAATTTAAAGATTATCACATAATTAAAATGCAAGATTGGAACGCAATTGACGAAGATGGTAATTATACACATCCAGATCGCAAAGCTCTTAAATTCATAACAATTGGAGTAGATTTCGGAGGTAATATATCAGCACATAGTTTTAATGCGACAGGATTTACGAATCAATTTAGAAAGTTTGGAACAATAAAACAAAAACGTATTCCAAATAGAATTGATGATAAAGAATTAACAGATGAATTTATAAAATTTATAAAAGAATTAAGAGAAGAATATCCAAATATAAATATAATTGATATTCGTTGCGATAGTGCGGAACAGACTCTTATAGCAGGGTTTGAAAGAGCACTAAGAGAAAATTATATTGCAATACCAATAAATAATGCTATTAAAGGCAAAATACCAGATAGAATTAGATTCTATTGTAAGATGTTTAGTATAAATAAGTATTTCATACTAGAGTGTTGTGAACCATTAATTATGGCCTTTAAAACCGCTATATGGGAAAAAGATAAAAATGATGTACGACTTGATGATGGTAAACAAGATATAGATAGTTTGGATAGTCAAGAATACAGTACAGAACCTTATATGGATATATTAGTACAAATAAATTAAAGGAGAAAAAAATATGGATAAAGAAATAATAGTATGGTTAATATTAAAACAAATTATAGTAATAATATGTTTTACATTATTGTCAATTATATGTAATCATTGGTGGATTATACTATTTAGCATTTTAATGTTAAATTCAGATGTAACAATTAATGATAAAGAGGTGAATAAACGGAAAAAGTAGTTAAAGATTTCTTAAAAGAACTAGGTTATAGTGAAAATATTATTGATACAGAACAAGAGAATCGTGTTAATGATTGGCTCACTTGGTTTAAAGGAAAAACAAAAAAGCATACTTTTTATATTTATAATGGTAAAAAGAAAAATAAATATGAATTAAAAACATTGAATATAGCTAGTCAATCTTGTGGTGATTTAGCAGATTTTTTCTTTAATGAAAAACTAGAAATAACTATTGATAAATATAAAATACAAAAAATAATTAATGAGTGTTTAGAACAAAATGGATTTCTTGATAATGCAAATAGTTTAATGCAACTTACTAAAGCTTTAGGGACTGGTGCCTTTGTACCTTATCTCGATAAAGGAGTACTAAGAATTAACTATTTAAATGCTACTAATATAGTTATATTGAAAGCTAATAAACGAGAGGTTATTGATGTGTTATTCTGGTGTGAAACTAAAACCTTAAATGGTACAGAATTAAGCATTAACGCTCACATTTTAGATAATACAGGCTATACAATTTATAATAGAAAATATTTTAAAAGTAACAATAATGGTGAATACGAAAAAATAGATTTAGAAAATATTGAAATGGTAGAAACTAAGTCATTTATTCCTAAATTTGCTATAATATATACTCCAGAAGTAAATAACATAGATATTAATAGTCCATATGGTATTAGTTGTTATGCAAATGCTACCGATAATATTATTGGTATCGACAAAGTATTTGATACATTAGATAATGAAACTTGGATAGGTAGAAAAAGAGTTTATGTAGGAGCTAAAGCGGCTCAATTTAATATTGATGAGCAAGGCAATGCTACCGCAGTATTTGACCCAACAGATATAGCCTTTTATGGTGTACCGGGAGAACCTGAAAAAGAGCCAATTAAAGAATCTAGTTTTGATTTGAGGGTAGATGAATTAACATCAGCATTACAAGCTCAATTAAATCTTTATACATCTAAAGTTGGTTTAGGACATAATTACTATAAGTTCAAAGATGGTGAAGTGTATGTAAATACCGATAATATTATAAGTTCAAATAGTGATGTATATCGTAAGATAAAGAAACAGGAAAATATTATAACTAAAGCTATAACTAATTTATGTTATGCTATAGCAGAACTTGTTGGTATAAAAGGCGAATTTAGCGTATCAGTATTTTATGATGATTCCATTATTGAAGACCAAGAAAAAATAAGACTTCAAGCCCAGTCAGAATACAATAGTAAATTAATTAGTAAAGCACAATATTATCGAGATGTTTACAAGCTAAAAGATAAAGAGGCTTTAGAATTCGCTGAACAAATGAATCAAGAAATTAAAGAAGAAACTATTGTTGATGGTAGTGAGTTTGATGTAGATGAATAATGAAGAGTTTATTAATAAAAAAGTTCAGAAGGTTATAGATATCTACGAAAATATAGAAAATGAACTTTTGCTTAAAATAGTGGAACATTTTAAATATAATGAAGAATTTTTAAATAGTGACCATTGGCGAATAAAAAAACTGGAAGAAATGGGATTATTTAATCGAGAAGTAATTAATTATATAGCTAAAGTTACAAAGAAAACACCAGAACAAATAAAAAAAGCTTTAAAAGATATAGGATATGATAATATTAATATTGAAACATTAAATAAAGCTTTTAAAGATAATAAATTAAAAATAGATCCTAACATTTTAATTCAAAATAATACACTAAACACAATAATAAATAGTGTTTACAATGAAGTAAATGAAAGATTTATCAATATGTCTACTAAAATAACCGAAGCTACGAAAAATGCTTATTTAGATATAGTTGAAGAGACATATCTTAAAACGGCCATGGGAACGCATTCTTATCAAGAAGCTATTCGAGAGGCGATAAATAATTTATCTAATAGTGGAATTAAAACACTAGTTTATAAAACTGTTGATAAAGACAATAATATTATCGGAATTAGAAGTTATGACATTGAGGCAACTGCTAGGCGTGAAATACTTACAGGAGCAAGACAAGTTAATCTAAAGTTAAATGAAACAATAATTAGTGAACTTGAACCTGAATATTTATATTTATCAGAGCATTTAAGATGTAGACCTACACACTTTGATTGGCAAGGGACTATAATTAAAAAAGCAGATTTAATTTCAGTAACTGATTATGGAGATGTAGCAGGTTTAGGTGGCATAAATTGTGCTCATTATTTTGAACCTTATTTTGGAAGTGCAAGAGGTGATGCTTTAAAAAGTATATCTAAAGAAGAAGCTTTGAAAAATTATAATATATCACAACAACAAAGATATCTTGAACGCGGTGTTAGAAAATGGAAACGTAAAGCTGAAATGTTTAAAGAAAATGGTGATGATGAAGCTTATAAAAAATCCCAAATAAAAGTCAAAGAATGGCAACAAAGAAATGTTGAGTTTAGTAAAAATAATAAAACTAAGAGAGATTTTACTAGAGAATATGTTAGCGGATTTAAAAGTGAGAATGTTAAAATTAAGTTATCAGATAATCATATTAATACTTTAAAAGAGGTTGGCATCATTGCCGATAATTCATTAATAAAAATTGATTCAAAACTATTAAACAAAAATATTACTCAAATAAATAACATAGCTAAAAAGTATCATATGGAAGAGTTTCTTGATACAATGGAAGCTACTTATATGTGTACAAATAAAAAATCAGTAGCTAGTGTAGGATACAATAAAGAAATGGATAAAATGTATATTAATTCATCCACTCAATTTTTTAAAGATAAAACTAGCTATGATGAAATGATAAAAAATAGTGATAGTATAAAATGGTGTATGCCATGTCCAGAAAAAAATAAAGATATTTATGTAATGACTCACGAAATGGGACATGTTTTAGAAATGAAAATGTTTAAAAATGAATATCCTTTTGGTGGTTCAAATGAATATAAACTATTTTGTAATAAAGTAAAAGATGATATAATGAGTATAGCTGAAAAGAATAAAGCATTTAATTATCTAGCTACAATAAGCAAATATGGAGACAAAAAATCAAGTGACTTCTTCGCTGAAATATTTGCTAGTATGGAAGTGGGATACTCAAATGATTTATCTAAAGCTATGAAAAAATATTTAGAAGATAGAGGTATATTATGAATCCAGAAATAATTGCAATATATAAAGAAATAAAAGATTATATAATTTCTGATCAATATGGTTGGAAGTTAAAAGAAGATGCACCTATAGAAGTTAAAGAAAAATATGGAAAAATGATGGAACTTGAAGATGATGAGATAATAGTTGAAAGCTTAGAGGAATTTAAAAACACTACTTTGTAGGTAGTGTACTGATTATATTAATAGAAGATATAATTGGTACAGTGCTTATAAATAGCACTAAATACCCGAAAAAAATTTAAAATATTTCGGATATTATTGAAACACTAGAAATAAATTCTGGTGTTTTTATTATGTCTTTTACTTAGTTAGACAATAAAGAAATTGAGGTGAGGGAATTACTTTGTTACCCTTAAGAAAAACGGAGGAATTATGAAAAACAATGAAAAAATGTCTTTAAATATCCAATTGTTTGCGGATGGCGAAGGCACTGATCCAGTTACTGAGACTGAACCTAAAACTCAGGAGACAGGAGCTGAACCTGTTCAAAAAACAGAACCAAAAACTTTTACTCAAGAAGAAGTAAATGCTTTAGAAATGAAATGGAAAGCTAAAATTCCATCTAAAGATGAACTTAATGAGTTTAAGAAATGGCAAGAAGGCCAAAAGACTATTGAACAAAAAAATGCTGAAATATTAGAGGAAAATAAAAAGCTTAAAGCTAGAAACTTGGAATTAGAAAATATGACAGTAGTTGCAAATGCTGGGGTTGATTCTAAATTTCAAAAATTTGTTTTAAGTGAAGTTTCAAATATGGAAGGAGAATTTGAAGATAATTTAACTTCTTATTTAAAAACTAACAGTCAGTATTTAATAGCAAAAAAAGAGGAACAAAAGAGCACTGGAGTTTCTCAAAATGGAACTAACACACCAGTTAGTGATAATAAGGCATATTTAGATAAAAAGTATGCTAATAACCCGTATTATAAAAAATAGAAATAGGAGAGTGATTTAACGAAATACGGAAACGATTATGTAAATGAGGATTATTCTTCAATTTTAGAACCAAACTTATTTTGTGACACAGTATTAATCCCAGGTGTTACTTATAATGCAGATTATGAAGGGGATGTTCATGCTGGAGCAGTAAAAATTTACAAAGAAACTTCAAGTGAACAAAAAGATCCTGGAAAACCTGCTGAAGATTTTACAGATGAAGGAACAAATAATGAATTAATTGATATGTTACTTAATAATGCTTATAGAAAATCTAAAAAGATTTATCAAGTAACAGAAAATTCATGTCCTTACAATAAAGCTGAAAAAAATTTATCTTTAGCTGTAACAGAAAATAGAAGAGATAGACAAGCTAGTGGTTTAGCATGTTTAGTAAATGAAGGTACAGTTTTAGAAGATACAACTGCACTTACTGCTACAACTATTAAAAATAAAGTTGTAGACATGAGAACTGCTGCAAGAAAAAAACATGTTTATCCAAATGTTGTTTTAGCTAGTGTAGAAGCATTTGCTGAAATGTTAAAAGCAGCAGGTAAAGAATATACACCTAGCACTAACGATAGAATTGTAACCAGTGGTCAAGTTGGAACTTGGTTAAATATGTTATGGTTAGAAGCTGATGCCATTGATGGAACAGCTAAATACTATGATTATACTGGCACTTTAAAAACAGTTACTTTATCAGATGTAGAGTTAGTTATGTATCAATCAGATACTTTCCATATCGCTGATAATTTAACTATGATGAGACTAAAAGACAGTGAATTATTTACTGGTGTTAAAGCTCAAAATGAAATCAATAGTGGTTTTAGAGTAACTAATACTGATAAAGTTATTGTTAAAAAGAAAAGTGCTACAGTTACAAAGTATACTGTAACTTATGATGCTAATGGTGGGACTGGAACAATTGATGCAGTTCAAGTTACAGCTGGACAAAGTGTTACTTTAAGCACTGGTACTGGCTTAACTGGTCCTAGTGGTAAAACAGTATTCAAAGGTTGGGCTAAAACCGCTAATGCAACATCTGCAACTGTAACTAGTCCATTTACTCCAGATAAAAATATTACTTTATATGCCGTATGGGCAACTGAATAAAAATAAAATAGGAGGGATAAAACGAATAATTATATAGATTATGATTATTACAACGAAACCTATGGTGGGGATTTAATCCCTCAAGAAAAATTTGATAAATTTGCTAAGGGAGCAAGCTACGAAGTCAAACTTCGCATTCAGAATAAAGATATATCTAATTTTGAAACAGAAGTAAAAGA